TGGGCAATGTATGCCTCGATAGGCGCGAGTTTTGGTATTCGTGGAATAAAAGGATTTAAAAAATGAACATAGACAAGCTAAGAACAGAGATTGCAGAGGATGAGGGGTGCAAGTACGAAATTTACTTAGATCATATTCATCTACCAACTTTCGGAATCGGTCATTTAATTACCAAAGATGACGAAGAGTACGGCAAGCCTGTTGGCACGGTAATCGAACAGGAAAGAGTCCAGAAGGTGTTTAACCTTGATATGGCTGTAACCGTGGATGAGTGTAAAGTTCTGTACCCGGATTTTGATGATTTACCCGAAGAATGCCAACATATCATTTGCAATATGATGTTTAATATGGGCAGACCGCGTCTCTCTAAATTCAAAGGTATGAAAGCTGGTGTAGACGCACGAGATTGGAACAAGGCCGCAGACGAGATGGTCGATTCCAGATGGTATACACAAGTGCCTAATCGTGCTAGAAGGTTAGTAGACAGGATGAGAGCTTTACACACCGAGGAATAGGCCATGCCGTTACAAAAAGTAGATTTAAGGCCCGGAATTAATCGTGAAGGCACTCGTTATAGCAAAGAGGGCGGTTGGTACGACGGCGATAAAATACGGTTTCGGCAGGGTAGCCCCGAAAAAATTGGTGGGTGGACTCGAATATCTACGTCTACCTTTTTAGGAGTATGCCGCGCTCTACATAACTGGGTTACTCTAGGTGGACAGAATCTTATTGGTGTAGGCACACATCTTAAATATTATATAAACAACGTGGGTAACTACAACGACATTACACCAATACGTGCTACTGTGTCTTTGACCAATCCATTCGCTACAACGTCTGGTTCCGCTACTGTAATTGTAACCGATGCAAACGGTGGGTACAAAGACGGAGATTTTGTTACATTTAGTAACGCTAGTGCAGTAGGTGGACTTACGATAGATGGTGAGTTTCAACTAAGTGTCGGTGTGTTATCCGGTGCAAATCAATACTCAATAACAGCAGCATCTAACGCTACGTCCACTACAACAGGTGGTGGATCTGTATCTGCTGAGTACCAAATTAACACTGGCAATGCGTTTGCCACGCTTCTTTCTGGTTGGGGCGCAGGGGCTTGGGGATCTGGTCCATGGAATGTGGGAATATCTTCCGTAGCTGGAGTGCGTTTTTGGACTCATTCTAACTTTGGCGAGGATCTTATTTTTGGTCCTGACGGGGGAAGTATTTACTATTGGGATGCTACTAACGGGGTAGGCACAAGAGGTGTGGAGTTATCTAGTCTTAGCGGAGCTTCTGACGTTCCATTACTACAAAACTTTATTCTCGTATCTGATATTAGTAGGTTTGTGTTTTGTTTTGGTACAAACGAAATAGGTGGTAATACTATAGACCCTACATTATTGCGTTGGTCTGACCAAGAAAGTGCTGTTAACTGGACACCATCAGCTACAAATCAAGCAGGTAGTTTACGGTTGTCACGCGGTACTAAGATTGTTACCGCAAGTCAGGCACGTCAAGAGATTCTGGTCTGGACAGACTCGTCCCTTTATTCATTGCAGTATGTGGGCGCACCAGCAGTATGGGCAGCTACACTTGTGGGAGAGAACATATCCATAGCTTCACAGAATGCAGTAGGATACTCAAACGGCATAGCCTATTGGATGGGCAAAGATAAATTTTATATATACGATGGTCGCACACAGACACTTACTTGTGACGTGCGTAAATATGTATTTAATGATCTTGATACTGATCAGTATGCACAAGTTTTAACTGGTACGAACGAAGCATTCCATGAAATATGGTGGTTTTACTGTTCTTCAGGGTCTAGCACCATAGATAGGTATGTAATATACAACTATTTAGAAAAAATATGGTATTACGGCACTATGGCTCGCACCGCGTGGCTTGATTCGGGGTTGCGTAATAAGCCGTTAGCAGCAACATATAGCTCAAATATTGTAGAACATGAAGAAGGTATAGATGATAACATCGCAGGGGCTTCTGCAGCCATAAATGCGTTTGTTGTTTCCGCAGATTTTGATCTGGATGATGGGCATAAATTTATGTTTGTAAATCGAATGATTCCCGATATCTCGTTCGATGGATCTACAGCCACCAGCCCTGTTGTTACTTTTACTTTAAACCCACTAGCCAGCTCTGGGTCTGGGATTACTTCACCCACATCAACGGGAGGGGTAAATAACGCTACAGTTACACGTACAGCTACCTCACCTGTAGAAGTATTTACAGATCGAGTGGACATACGAGTTCGTGGTAGACAATTGTCGATGCGCATTGAGTCAAATGCTGCGGGGACTACATGGCAGTTGGGCGCACCACAACTTGATATGCGTCCAGATGGGAGACGATAATGGCTATTGATATTACAAATTATGGAGTGTCTTTTCGCGCTCCGGCACTACCATATCCAACCGAAGAGTATGATCGGCAAGCAGCAGAGCAGTTTAATAGTATTTTACGATTGTATTTTTCACAGTTGGACACCGCCATACGTAACGCCACTGTGTCTGACAGAGCTGAAGCAACAGGGTGGTTTATGGGCTAATGCCAAACAAATATATAAATGCAAAGAAGGACTTAACCAGCACTAGTGTAACAACACTATACACTACCCCTGCACTTACCACATCCATAATAAAATCTATACTTGTGTCTGAAGACTCTGGTAACGCAGATACAATAACTGTAACCATAACCGATGCAGAGTCCTCTCCTGCTACGTTTAGTCTATTTAAAACTAAAGCTGTTAGTGCAAACAATACAGTAGAACTATTGACAGCTCCTCTTGTAGTACAAACTGGTGAAATAATAAAAGTTACTGCAGCCACTGCAAACCGACTGCATGTAGTAGCTAGTGTATTGGAGATCAGTTAGTGCAAGTTGTTGATAGTGATAAAGAAGAATTAGACACATCTGCTATATTAGTTATGGCTGTACAAGAACTATACGACGAAGGTTTTATTGATGCTAACAAATTGCCCATGCAAGCCTCGTTATTAGCTTTGACAAGAGAAGGTGCTATGGAAACTTCTGATACTGTGCAGATGGGCAACACAGTGTTTATAGGTCATACGGGTAAAGATGCAAACAAAAACAAAATGGTAACACGTCCGTTTAACGTAGATACTGGGCGAAATTATATACGTAACTGCATAAAATACTTACAATATTTACAAGAAAAAGGCACCACTCATGTAACTGCTACGTCTGATAGTGATAAGTTATTACCTTTAATGAAAATACTTCAAAAACGACTACAGAAAACTGAAGATTCTGCGTTGTATATTGGCAAGACGGAAGACGATAAATACATAGTATATATAAAATTAGGCAAAGACCCTATAAGGTAGATTAATATGCCCGGAGTAATTCTTGATCCAATTAAAGATATAATTAGTAAACCAATCGAGTGGATTGGAGACAAAATTAGTGACGCTGCTGATTGGGTTGTTGACGAGATAATTGATCCAGTTATTAATACTGTTACTGATGTTGTAGATGCTGTTTTAGATGACCCTTTAAAAGCTATTGCACAAGTCGCAGCAATAGCAACAGGTAATGCGTGGGCTTTACCTCTTATTGAAGGTGCAGACGTTGCTATAGAAGGTGGTGATATTGGTGACATTCTTGAAGCCACTGCCATGGCTTATGTCACACAACAAGTAGGGTCGTATGCAGGTAAGTATGCAGGTTCTGCTGCTGCTTCGGCAGGAGCTAATCAAACCGCAGCGCAAATTATTGGAACTGGGGCAGGACAGGCCGCTACCGCAGTGGTAACTGGACAAGACCCCGTAAAAGCTTTCGTTACGGGTGGTATACAGGCAGGAGTGCAGGCAGGACTTGGTTATATTGATGCGGAAATGTCTGGGGATACAAGCGGTAGCACTGGGGCTGCAGTGGGAGATCCCGGCGGCGTTGGAGACCCCGGTCCTGTAGGGCAAACACAAAGCTTTCTAGATCAAAATCCTGTAGTTAAAAACATAATAGCAGATACCTTAACCACAGCTCTTAGTGGGCAGGATGTAACTGGCGCCACTATTATGAATGCGGTAATTAAAGGCAAGGTTACTAAGGAAACAGTAAAAAACTTTGTAGACGCAGATAATTCGTTAACAGAAGGGCAGATTTCTTTAATTACATCATCGGTGCAAAACGTAGCCAATGCGACATTCTCTGGAGCTGATGCTTCAGATGCTTTACTAGGGACTATAAATGCCTACGGAACGCAAGAACTTAACAAGATTATTGATAAAAATGTAAAAAATACTATTGATAAAGTTACTGGTGACTATCAAAAAGCCGAAGCGCAAGCTAACAAAATTGATGCTGCAGACAAAAAATACCGTGACGATGTGCGTAGATACAATGCGACAGCCAATGGATTGCAGAATATGATTAACGAGCGCGACAAGATGACGGTGGATATAGACACAGCTCGCGCAAATTTACAAGCTGGTGATCCTAACAGCAGCTCATATCAGGGACTAGTAGACGCATACAACGCGAAAGTAGAAAGGTTTAACTCATATTCAAAATACATAGACGACTACTACGCTAATACGTTTAAACCTCATATGGATGCGTTTAAAAAAGATATTGATGACCAGTTTGCAGCCATTGAAGCTGACTCTGTAATATACCAAGACCTTAAGAATGAGCTTGTCTCTAGTTCCGATCAACTAGACGATGTGATGATTAAAGTCGATAATGCTACGCAGAAAGCCTACGTGCGAGCAATGACTGGTGATGAGTTTAACGCTAAAGAATATAAAGAAATCAATGATCTTGGCGATATAAGTGATGATGAGGCACGTTTTCATTGGCTTACTGAAGGTAAAGACAAAAAATTAAACGTCAATAAAGTTAATTACGATAAAGAAGCAGCCGCAAAAGAACAAAGTTTGTTTATGCAGTTGGTTAAAGAAACCGGGTTGCCAGTAACCGCGTTAACTCAAGATCAGATAAAAGAAATACAACAAAAAATAAAAGCCACTGAAACTGTACAAACGTACATAAGTGATTCGCTTAAAGGTAAATTCGTTGAAGATGATTTTATTGTTGAAGGAACTATTGATGACTTTGAAGTGTTTGAAGACATTAAAGAAGAACTTAGTGCGTACACTGGAGATCCCGGCCTAGCTCCTAAAGACTATGTGCTTAATGAAGGCGTAACAGATGTTGACATAGGCACGGGGCGTGCTGTGCTGCAACCAAATGAAAATGCAGAGCTTGTGTGGACTATACCCGAACTAGATGTGTCCAAGTGGGATAATGACACAGGCACAACAACACCATCTAATATAGCTACCACTGAAGGTGGGACATTAGAGCAAGTAGCAAAAACTAATGCTGGCGCTTTTGTAAATATTATGGAGCGTGTGAGTGATGATGATGCGGCTACGATTGCCTCTACTAATCCGCAATTTGGATTAGCTCACGACGTTATTAATCAAGTAAAAGAGTTTGCTGATAGTAAATCCGAAGGAGGCGCAGAAGGTAGAGAACAACGTGCAAAAGACATGCTTTCGGGTACTCTTACAACTGACGTAGCTGGCACTCTACTTGAAGAAGCTGGATCGTCTATAGCTAGAGCTTGGGGTGGCACGTTGGCTCTTATAAATCAAGGATCAAAATATACATCAGTAGGCGCTGCGCTCAATCCTGAATTACAAAAAGCGTACGACGACCAAACAACGAACATAGTTAATACGACTAATACCGCCGCTGAGTGGATATCAGGTGTAGGAAAAAACCTTCAATCAGAGGATTGGAAGAAAAATGCTCAAGAAGTATCAGAACAACTCAAAAGAGGAAACTCAGTACAAGTAGAAGATGAAAAAGGTAATCTTGTTTGGGTTCCTAAAACTAATGAGGATGGCTCTAAACGTAGCATCGCAGGTCAGATTTTAGATAGTACAAGCAATTTCTTTGGCACTTTAGGAGATCACCCTAGTCAAGTCTTAACCAGACATATAGGGGCAGAAGTTGTTGAAAACATAGTAGGTCTTGGTGCCGGTAGCGTAGTTGGAAAATATACAAAAGTAAAAGCGCTTGCCGATGGCGCACTAGATGACGTGGCTGAGTTATTAGCTACAAAAGCTAATCTTGCTACACAGGTAGTGGTAGACGGAGTAGAGATAGCTGGCAACGTATTTACGGAAACATATAACGAGATATATAAAAAAGCTCTAGAAATGGGGCAAAATGAAGGAGATGCAGCAGCTTATGCAAGAGATGTAGCAACAAATACTTCAGTACCTACATTACTGGTACATGGGCTTACTAATAAATTTTTAGGTGGATCTAGTTTAGAAGAAGTAACATCTGATTTTGTTAATATTGCAGGTAAAAAAACTGATGGTATTTCTGAATGGGTAGGTAGAGTTTATAAAAGTGCAAAAGCGGTGGGCGCAGAAGCTTTGCAAGAAGGAATAGAAAGCACCACTGCAAGCCTCGCTAAAATATGGGGAACTCCAGTATCGCAGAAAGGCATGCTTGATTTAGATCCATATCACTACGAAAAACAAGGCACTAGTGCTTCCGCTGAAGTTATTAATAGTGCGGTTATAGAAGCTGCGGTAGGAGCTAAATCTTCTGCGGTAACTGCTCTTGCTTATACAGCTGGAGATCCGGGCGAAACAAGCTATCAACCGGACTACATCAACCAGTTATACAGGTCTACTAGTCAGGGTGGTATGACTCTAGAACAAGCAAAAGAAGCGTATAGCTCTCAATATGGCGCTCCTGCAGAACTTAATAGCCCACAAGCTAATGCTCTTATAAAGTTCAACCCTCAAGTAAGTAATATTATTTACACTGCAGGAGATGCAGAGCAGGCAGCCCAACAACTAGAAAACCTCGGTCTTAATGACAACGTACTAAAAACCGACGTGCTTAATACCAAATTTGATTCTGTTGTTACTACCTCGACAGAAGCTAGAGAGCAATTTGTAGAAGCTAATCCAGAATACAAGTATAGCGAATCTGAAATAGAAGATTTTACTGGTTTTACAACAGATAATGATTTTGACATTGAAACCTACGTTGACGATAGGTTTTTCGATACCGAAGAAGTAAAAGAAGTGGCGGAAGCAGAGGGTGTAACACTCACTGATCTGCAAATGGAAAGATTGTCAGGACAAAAAGACCCTGTCGCTGCTACTACAACCTTACAAAAAACATTAGATTCTAAAGCTACAACATATGCAGAAGCTGAAAAATACTTAACAGATCTTAATTACAACCCAACAGTAGAAGAAATTAACAATTTTGTAAGGCAAGTAAACAACGAAGAACTAACTGATGCAGATTTAGGTATCACTGATGTAGTAACTGAGCCAGACCCTGATGTTGCACCTCCTCCAACATATGAAGAAGAAGTAGCAGAAGAGATAAAACAATACGCTGAAGATAGGCTTACTACTGAGGAAGAAGTAGTAACAGAACTGGAAGACGAAGGATTTGATGTTGATAAACTACCAGATAATTTTGTTGATCAGTTTGTTAAACAAGGACTGCAAACAGACACACTAAAAGAAGTTATTGAAGCGGCTAATCCTTTTATGGTGACCGCTAAAGAAGTTTCAGAAGCTTATAAAGAAGCTGGTTTGCCTGATGTAAGACCAGAAGATGTGGATGCACTGGTTGGTCAATATAATCAAGAAGAACTAGATGCACGACTCAAAGAAGCATTGCCCGCAGCGCAGTATAACACGTTAAAATATGATATTGGACAACTTAGTGACAAGTTAGGAGGAGATGTTGATACATTAGGTGGTCAAATTAGTGACGTTACTGCAGATGTTGATACATTAGGTGGTCAAATTAGTGACGTTACTGCAGATGTTGCAGGGCTTGATGTTAATATTCAGTCCATAGCAGATATTATTGGCAAACCTGCAACCGAGGTTACCGACGTAGATGTGGACTTTGTTGCCGATCTTATAGCGCAGACAGAAGTTTTGTCTGACCCTAGCACATTTCAGTTTACAGACGAGCAATTAGGGTATGATGTTACAGGGGATGGCATTGTTGACATAAACGATCAGAACCTGTTAAATAATGCACTACAAGGCCAAGACGTTGCCTTTGCGCCCGAGTCACGATTTCAACCTGCCACAGGTATATTTGCGCAAATAGATGCGCAGAATCAGGCACAAATAGATGCTCAAGCACAAATGCAAGCACAAATAGACGCACAGAACCAAGCACAAGCAGAGGCTCAAGCACAAATAGCCGCGCAAAATCAGGCACAAATAGATGCTCAAGCACAAATAGCGCAGCAAATAGAAGTAAATGAACTTAGAAATAAAAGAATGGGTAATGTTAGGGATTTGCAAAATATGCTAGTCGAAGATGCAAGTAGGGTAACTACAGTAAAATCGCAGCCTGTAGCTGAAATTGGCGATCCTTATGATTTTGCAAGTATTTTTAGAGATTCTGGGCAGGACGCATTCTATAGATCTCCGTATGCACAGGGTGGGATCGTTGATGTTAATGAAGAGCTATTACGGCTCATTGGGGGCAAATAATGAGTATTTTTGATAGCCTTTTAGATCCTTTTAGAACTCCTACGTATTCAGGCAACGAGGATGAAAATATACATACAGGGTATGATTACGACATAGGTAAAATTATAGGCACAGGGACGGCAGCGCTCGGAGCCGCAGGTCAGGTTGCTGATTTATTTGGGTACGATCTTTTTGGTGGAGGTGGTGGAGGTAGAGGGCCAAGCGGATATCAGGGTAAAATCCCTACATACACAGCCACTCGCACGCAAGTCCCCAATACATATGACCCAGATCGCCGTCCGGGCAGTGGTGGACAAAGGTACTTTACTGACGTTAGTTACGCAGGAGGTGATCCTACAGCAGAGGCCGCTGGACTAGCAGCTTTGAATAGAGCAAACCTAGCTGCACAAAATAGGCAGGGGCAACAACTGGCTCCAATTCGTGCCGCTCAAGATGCCGCCGCTGCACAAGCCGCCGCTCAAGCTGCTCAACCCACACAACAAATAGCCTCTGGGGGTATCGTTGGATACGCTGCCGGACGTAAAATAAATGTTCCAGAAAATACATCTATACAACAAGCGGCTTTTAAATCTAATAAACCTATAACAAAACGTAAGATGAAAGATGGCACTTATGGATTATTTCAAGGTAACGTGTATTTAGGTCCAGCTGAAGAAGGTTCAGGGTTTGATCTAGGCAATATAACTGGCGACATAGGCGAACAGGTAGATAGACTTAAAGAAGCTGGTGGCAAGGCTTTAAGTTATATAGGATTTGCTGAAGGTGGTATCGCTGGACTTAAAGAAGGTAAATATCTAGACGGCGCCACTGATGGTATGGCTGATGAAAAGCCTGCCATGATAGACGGTGAGCAGCCAGCAGCACTTAGTGATGGTGAGTTTGTAATTCCAGCAGACGTTGTAAGTCACCTTGGCAATGGCAACTCAGACGCAGGCGCTAAAGTATTGGAAGATATGATGGATAGAGTACGTAAAGCACGCACAGGTAGCACCAAACAGGGTAAGGAGATCGACCCTGAAGAATTCCTACCGGCATAGGAGGATAAGTTATGTCAACAGCAAACACCACAGCAGGCGTGCAAACACCCACCACAACCGCTGCGCAAACAGGACTTGGGGTAGCCTCCACGGTAGCTGCAGACCCTACTGTAGGACAGATAACTGGGCAAGAATCTGCGCTTTCTAACTATGTTGGCCCTTATGTTACCGAGATGCTTGGTCGTGGTCAGGCTCTTGGTTCTATGGGGTATCAAGGGTATAGCGGACCTCTTACTGCAGGAGAATCTGCACCACAGACAGCAGCATTTCAGGGCATAGCTGGGTTAAATGTGCCTACGGCGCAAATGGGAGCGTTTACTCCGGGCAGTTTTACCGATGCAGGCATTGCCTCTAAATTTATGAATCCATACCTAACACAGGCTTTGCAGCCGCAAATTGATGAAGCGCGTCGTCAGTCAGATATTCAACGTGTGCAAGATGCAAGCAGGCTAACACAAGCTGGTGCGTATGGTGGGTCACGTCAAGCTATTATGGATTCCGAGAACCGCCGTAATTTGTTACAGAATCTTGCTGGTATTACAGGTGCCGGGTATTCAACTGCGTTTGATAAGGCACAGCAACAGTTTAACGTGGAACAAGGTAGGCAGCAGACAGCACAGGATGCAGCAAATACATATGGTCTGGCAGCATTAACTAAGCAGGCAGATTTAGGTGCAGCGCAACGGGCTATCGAGTCTGAAGGTGTTGCTGCAGATTACGCACAATTTAAAGAAGAGCGAGATTTTCCATATAAACAAGTGCAATACATGCAATCATTGTTGCAAGGTTTACCATTAGCAACGCAGTCGTATACTTATGCAGAGCCTAGCACGTTATCCAAAATTACAAGTACGGGTGGCGGTATCATGGACTTGTATAATACACTCTTTCCAAGTTAGGGGTTAATTATGTCTTATGGTATTGACCGATTAGTTGAAGATAAAAAAGACGCCTACCGTAGCAATCCAGCGGCGTTGCAACAACGCAGTAAGATGAGTAAAGAGCTTACTGATTTACTTGCGCTTGAGCAAATAACAAAAGAAAGAGATGAAATATCACGAGATATGCAATTAAAGATGCAACAACAGCCCGGAACTATTGCGCAACAACTAGAACAAAAAGCAGTGGGTCAAAGAAAAGATGAAATAGTAAAAGGCGTTGCTGGTGTAATGAAGAACAATCAAGCAAGGCAACAAGCCAATATACAGCGTGTAGCTAGCACTGGCGTTGCAGGACAACCAAGACCAAACATGCAACGCATGGCACAAGGCGGTATTGTTGGGTTTAGTAATGGTGGGCAAGCACAAGCAGACGAAATTGCCGAGATTCGTGCGCGAACTGATATAGACGAGTCAACAAAATATCAAATGATACAAGCTATACTAGGTAAACCGGGATATAAAGATCCTGCTACTTTAGACGATGACGCTGCTAAAGCTCAAAAAGTACGCGCAGCTAGAGATATAGCTAGAGATCCTAAAGCTATGAATCCTGCATTAGGTTTTGATGCACTTAAATCTGGTCCAACAAGAATGGTTGGGGGTGATTATAAAGACAGGGGCAAAATGAATGTACTAACTCAAGGCATGCAAGGTAATGTTCTTGGCACGGGAGCTTTGCAGGGTAGAGGACGAATACCACAAGTAATTTACGGTATGGAAAACGAATATGATGAGCCGCCAGCC